TCCGATCTATGTGTGCAAGCAACAGGCATTTACATTCCTCCAATCGAGATTGTGGGAATGCCGCTGAGATCTGCTGACGGTGGTCGGGCGGGCGAATTCGTGTTTGGCTTGCCGGTCGAATTGCCATTTCGTCCCTGATTGCCGCCCATCCCTTTTATTGCTTTGGTCAGTTCCTCCGTCGCCTTGGTGTTTTCATCCAGCGAACTTTTCATCGCCTCACTGACGCGGCTGGTTGTTTCCTGTTCGTAGGCCAACGCGGGTTCCATCCCGAAGACATTCGTCAGACTCGAAATGACGAACCGCTTGAACATGCGGGAAAGTGGACTCGCATTTTGTTCGTTGTCGACCGCTTCCTGCATTTGCTTATAGACATCGGTCATCCGGTCTCGCTGGCTGGCGGAGACCTCTTCGGCGTTCATCGCTCTCTGGGCCGCTTTCGCCCGGCCTGAGGAACCGACAGCAACGGCACCCGAGAAATCTCCGGGGTTTTTGGCTTTGTTCAGAATCGCCCGGTATTCGTCGATGCCTTGCATCAGGGTGTAAAGCGACGAGTATTCGCGGGCTTCCGCCAGTTTGCTCCCAACGAGTTGCCGCTTCTCTTGAGGGAGTTTGTCGAGAGCGGTCTTCAGGGTTTGCAGAACGGTGCCGAAATCCTCGCCCACGAAGTCGACATCGGTTTGCTTGAGCTTCAGCATCCGAAGCAAATCGCGGTCTTCCTTGGTCGATTTGTCCATCGTGCCGATGCGGCTCATGATATTGCGAATCGAGGTCATCGCTTCGCCGCCATCTTTCCCCCGTTGCATCAGGAAACCCATCGCGGAAAACTGTTCTTCGATCGAGGCCCCAAAGGCTTTCAGCGAACCGGCCTGCTTACCGAGTTCGTTCAGATCGGTGATTTTGATCGGCAATTCTTTGAGGGCGAAGTTGATCTTGGCGACGCGTTGGATGTTTTCCGCAGACAACTCCATATTGTTTGCGCTGAGTGTTGCCGACACCCCTTCGGCCAGTTGTTTACCGACCTGTTCATTGAGTTGAATCCCTTGCGCCGCCACGGCGGCCAACACTTTCCGCAAGGCGTCTCCGGAAGCCTGATTCGGCGCGAAGCCAGTCGAGACCAGAGCGGTTGCGGTCGAGGCCGCCGCATCGATCGGGGTGCCATATCTGTTCGCTGCTTGAATGATGTTCTGCTTGGCGGTTTCCGCCTGGTCTGGTCCCAAATCGGACTGCAAACGGAATTCGCGGAACGATCGGTCGAAGCGATTTGCGACGTCAGCGGCCCGGTTATCGAGTCGTTCCCGTTCCGTGGCGGCTCGACTGATCAGCGTGCCTATTGACAGCCATCCGGCAGCATAGGCGGCCAAGCGGGTCAACATGCCGTCATCAACAGCGGGCATCGGTTTGGCAGTTGCTCGGTTGAGTTCATCTTTCGCCGCTTTGACTGCCCGCTGGTAGGCTTCGTGCGAAAGCCCCGCTTTCTTTGAGAGATAATCGAGCCGAGCGACTTCGGTCAGATATTTTTCCATCGGCGTCGCGACGGCGACCATTACCCGATGGGCTTCCCGAATGGCGTCCGCTTTTTTCTTTTGAGAACGGGCGGCCCGTTCGCTCGCTTCCGCCAGAACCGCATCGCGGGCCGCGGCTTGGCCTGTATCCTGTTCGTATTCGTTCCGATACCGGGCCGCCTGCTTTTCGAAGGCAATTGGACTGAGTCCGGCGGTCTTATTCAGTTCACGAAGACGGTTCATCTTGTCTTCGTATTTTTGCAGTGGTGTTCGAAGCTGGTCTGCAATCTTCGCCGCTTCTGAGAACGCCTGTTTCTGGGCGGCGGCCATCTTGCGGGCTTCGTCGGCGGTTCGCTGTTCTTCGCCACCCAACGCGGCCAACTGATCCTGATAGGCCTTGATCGAGTCGCGACCACGCATCCACGCCTGAACCATTTCGGCGTCTTTTGCGGTCATGACAACTTCGACATTATTGGCCATTAATCAACCCACTGCATCAGGAAACGTTCAAGGATGCTTGGCACAAACTCGGGCGGGACCAGCCCCATTCGCCACATCTTCAGGAGACGGATGGTGCGACTGGGGCGATTCGTTTTTTTTGGATCGACTCCACTTCGGCAAAAACTCTTTGGACATCACATGACTTGGTCAAAACTTCGGTCACTGTGTTGCGGTTGAACCAGCCGAACCGGGCGATCAGTAACGGGAGCAACCGATAGTTCCACTGCAACACCTCCACCGCGTCGGCGAAGTCACGGACCAGATCAAAGCTGTCGCGACCTTCGTGCAGATCGCTGATGATCCGGTCGAGACGGTCGGCAGCCCGCTGGGCAAAGGTTTCACACGACTTGATTGGTTTCTCGATCGGTCGACCGGTGTTGTCCAAATCGATATGACTGGGGAGATGCAGGACACACGGCACCGTCCAGACCTGATCGCCAAACTCGATGGCCAGACCGTCGATCTGTTTCGACCGTTGCAACGATTCGGCGGTTGGTGGCGACGCGGTCTCATACCCCATCCAGGCATTCACACCCGGAATCTGTTCCCACGTCTGCCGAGATCGATCGAGCCGAATCCCATCGGACCAGCCGAACAGCATTCCCGAACCCCCGTCCGGCCCCTGTTCGATGACGGCAGCCGCAAAGGGTTGGGCGTCGTCCGATCGCACCAGACCGGGAACGAGTCGATTTAAGGTCTCAGTTCCGGGAGACGTTTCCCCCGGCAAATAAATCAGGAGTGACAAGGTGTTTCCCTTGGCTTAGCGGTTCAGCAGACAGAGAACATAAATCGAAACGTCTTCTTCGGTCGGGTTACTGATTTCGATTTCGCCGCCGCTTCCATCGAACAACCGGCCCCCCGATTCCGACGACTTGTGGAAGCTATGGTGCTGTATGAGCACCATCTTAATTCCGTCGGTCGCTTCCACGGGATGCGACGACGACAGGTAAGCCATTTCCAGCTTGGGATCGGCTAACTGAGGGATCTCCAGCGTTTCACCCGGCTTGAGGGTGGTGTTGATTTGCATTTGCAACGGGGCGTCGCACTTGAGTTGATGCGAATGCACGACTTGCCCCCCGTGAACTAACTCGACCCGAATGGCGGTTGACATGGTTTTCCTTTTCGAAAAGGTGATGCTTACAAATTGAACGGTGATCGATTACGGCAGCGCGACTCCTGTCGAGACCGCAATCGGTGTTGACCCGGAACCGGTCACCACGAAACGGGGGACGCTCACTTGGTTCCCTGTCGCCGCAACCGACGCGGTATGAATCGTTCCTGCCGAAATGGTGAAACAGAGATGATCGGTCGCACTGGCGGCGGAACCGACCTTGCGGAAATAGACTTTCACGGCATCGGTAATCGCGACGACACCCAGACCCCGCGAAACGAGTGACGAAAAGTTCTTGGCATCGATTTCAAAACTGGGGTTCACCGCTTCGATGGTGTTCGCCCGGGGAACTTCCTCGCCGTCCCCATATTCGGGTTTGACGTCGATCCCGAAATTGACCCGAGACCGCTGAACGCCGTCGATGACGGTGGAACCAATTGTGACGGGACCGAGCTTGTAGACCTGGCCAACTCCGGGGGTACCACTGAGGGCTTGACTGCCAAGCACAGCCAGAATCGCGTTCGTCCCATCGTATTGGGCATGGAACTTTAGAGCCATCTGCGCGGGTGTCGTCGCGTCCTGAGTCGCTTCGACCGATTCGGGGACCAAGAGGCCTTGCGTCGCACGGACGCGGACATGACTGCTGCCGGAAGCAAAACCACCCCCCGCCGCTCGGGCCTGGTATTGGAGCATGGAGAGCGTCGAACAATACAACCCGGTAATCGGATTGACGGCGGTCATGATCGTCCCGAGCAACTGGCTCGAAACCGAGAACATCGCTTGCAGTTTGGCGGCGGAAATTCCACCCGCTCCCAACATGCCCGAGGCTCTCGCAATGAGGAGTTCGGCACCGGGCGAACAATCGAAGGTGACGGCATCGGTCAGGGTCAAACTATCGAAGACGGCGGGCGCACCCGAATAACGTTCCATAATAGGCTTCCTTTACTTGGGGACTTTGCGGATGCGGTGACGGGTTCCCGGCAGGTTCGCCCGTCGGGTGTATTCATTGCCGATAAACTGGTTAATCGTTCGCTGCTCATCGTCGGCGATCACTTCGATTTCGGCGATGCGTTTCAAAACTTCCTGCTGATGCACGCTGAGCTTCACCTGACCGGGAAGCATGCGGAAACGACCGGTTCCCCCGGAAAATGGGAGTCTCATTTTCAGCGTGCAGCGTGATTGTGTCGCCGTGATTGTTCGCTGCGTCGTGACGGCGATTCTGGTTCTCCCTCCCGTGGTCAACGGACTGACCAATGGGGGAAGACCCAGCATCGACTTCAGTTGCTCATAAGTGAGACCCGGTTTGACGACGCGGCCTGATTTGTCTTTTCGCTCCCGACGAATGACCGACGTTCGTTTGCCGTAACCATATTTGGCCGATGCAAACGGCATGAAGTGGCGCGGAATGTGTCGTTCATGGTGCATTGTCGCCGTCGCCCGAAGTGTCTCATTCAATGCCACACCATGATCCCGACGATAGAGCGTCGGATCATTCGGGAGCGAAGTGGTGACACCTAAGGTCGGAATCATTACGAGACCCATTCAATAAGGAACGCGGCGTACGATAAGGACTGTTGTCCGGTTTCCTCTTCCCGGAAGATTGTCGGCGTACCGACTTTGGTCCACTGCGTTACATTCAGGGTGATGCCGTAGGACGAATCGCCCCCTTTGCGGTCGAACATTTCTTGCAGGATCGTTCCGACCCTGTTTCGCCAGACGACCAATTGATTTTCGGGGTGATCCCGCCAGTTCGATTCGACCGGCCCGATAAAGGTCACCAGCAGTTGACCTTGGGCGTCTCCGGCCCAGGTATTCGATTGAGTCAACGCATCATCGTCGGTAATGATCGCCCCGGCGGTCGGCCAGCCCCGTCGTTCGATGTCACGATAGGGCCGATCGATCCTTTCCAGAGCGAGGGCCATCGAATTGACGTTGACCAATGCCTGAAACGTGGGGCAACTGGCGAGCAACCAGGCCAGACGTTCGACACAGAGCGAAAGATCTCCAACGGGTTCGGTCATGGGTTGGGAATCCTCCCCAACTGCTGGATCGCGGGATCTTGCAGCGCGATCTGTTGCACCGTTTGACCGTAACTGATGCCGACAATGACGTAACGTTTTCCACGGCAGAGAAACGTACCGCCCCGTTGATCAATGATCAGGTTGTTCGGCAACGTGATCGGAAGATCGAGTTTGGCGGGACGTGGCACACGGCGGCCCTGCCCATCGGTCACAAGATGACCGGGCTGGCCCGCCATGAAGACACCGCGCAACGTCGATTCGCTCCCGGTCGGGGAGCGATAAATCACCGCTTCGGTGAGACCGCTCCCCTCGCAGAATTCGACGCCAGACGCTTGTTCCCAGATCGACGACATTAAGGTTGTCCCCGGCGGTCTGCCCGTTACGTTTCAAGCCATAACGGGCAGACTCACCCCATTACGAAAAACCTGACCAAACCTAACCAAACCCTGAACTAGGCAGCGGCTCCCGTCAGCAGGTAACCGCAGGCCGAATGAAGCATTTTGGCCTGCCAATCGGCCCGCGCGCGAACGACATCGCCGCGAATTTCTTCGCTGCGATAGGTTTCGATGATGAGGGGCAGTTCGGTCCCTTCGGCTCCCGGAAGTTCCGCGTTTTCGTCGGTCCACATGATTGTGTTCCCGATGCGTGGCTCCGCCGTTTCGAGGTCTCCGGAATCGCCACCGGTGCGACAGACGAGAATGTTGCCGGGAGTCCACAGATTTCCCAACACAGCGGTTTGACCTCGGTCTTTTGTGTTGGTGTAACCCTGACCGACCAGGATGCGGTCAACTCCAAGAATCGAAGCTAGCATTTCCCGCTGGACGACTTTGGGTGTACTGTCCGACCCAGTTCCGCCCGGCATCCGGTCGATGACCTGAGCACATCGCATCAGGTTTCGCCAGTCCGAACTTGTCATCGCAATCGTGTTGACCTCGAAGCCGCCCAAGCGTTCGTTGACGACACCGATGGCATCCATCAAATCATCGATCGGCTTGGCGCTGGCGTAGGTTTTCCACGAAGTTCCGACAGCGGCGTTACTGCCGCTACCAAAAGTGGTGGTCGAAAACAGCAGTTTCGCGACCTCGTCTTCATACGACCGCAAGACTCGATCGATGGCTCGATCGCGGGCGAAACTTTCCGCCGCGAAAATGTCTCGATACATTTTCGTTTGTCGATCGTCCAACGGTTCTTCGACCCCATGTTCCGTTGTCTGATAACTGTCCTGAGTGAAGTTCATCTCACCCCGTTTGTATCCGGAACGTGGGGCGCGTCGCGTATCTTCGACGGTGGCCATGAGTTGGCCCAGATCGACCTTGCCGAAATTGGCCGTTGCAAAAGCAACACCAACTGCGGGCATCAATTGCAGAGCCATGTAGCGAGAACGGGCGGCACGTAACGAAAATTCGGCGTAACTCATACTGAGATCCAGCCGTTTGACGGCTGTGGTAGGCGAAGCCATAGTTCGAACTCCTGATCAAATGAAAGAAATTGAATTCACACGTAAGGGAGCGGCGATTAACGAACCGCTTGCACCTGATAGACCGAGCCATCCCCTTGGGCGGCGGTGATCGCGATACCGATCAGCGTTGGGGAACCCGTGGCGTCGTCGGTCGTTTTGCCTGATGCGGCCTGGTAGACCGTGGCCCCCACCGCAATCGCTTTGGCGGCGATATAGAACTGGGGACCGGGAGCATTGGCGGGAACGACCGCGACGAGGTCATTGGCTGCCAGCACGGGATCGGCGACCTGACCGACGTCTTTATCGGTCGCACCCGAGGCGGCGAGCACACCGCTGGCAATCTTTACGCGGAGATGCTGCGCCATGGCAGCGCCCGCTACGAAGGTGAAGGAAGACTCACAAGACATAGCAAACACTCCTCAGAGAAAAATGATTTGGGGAACGACAAAACGAGTCGCGATTAAGCGTTGGTGGCCAAAACATAGGCGGCATGAAGGTCGGGATGTTTCCGGACCACGGCCCGAATCGCATCGCTGCGACTGGCTCCATTGGCAATTCGCTTGTTGACTTCCGAATGGAATCGATCGACGGCGTCCGAACCGGGATCGTCGTCGTCCTCCTCGGGATCATGCGACGCGGTAATCGGCTTTCGACCCAACGTGGGGGCAGCCCCTTTCGTGTCGGTCGCCGACTTGCTGGCGGCTGCTTTTTCGGCAGCTTCCAACCGTTCTTGCAGCAACGCGGTGTACGCGGTGCGTGCCGAGTCGAGTGTTGCGCCCGCTTCCAGTTGCGACAGAATCCAGTCGCTTCCAGCCCGTGGGCAACTCGCTTTCAGTTCCGCAGCCGAAGCTGCTTTTGGAGTGGCCGTGGTTAAGCCGTCGGCCTGCGGCTTGGTCTCAACAGACATCGTTCGTCCGTCCTTTCCTGATCGGCCAACAGCTAACACCTGGGCGCGCGCGACGGCCGCATCGAACGAACCCACTTGATCCACGAGACCTTGAGACTTCGCGGCGGACCCGATCCAAACCTGACCGGTTGCCAGCGAACTCGCTTTTTCGGTTGTCATGCGGCGACCCGAGGCGACCGCCGCCACAAACTCTTGACCCAACGCATCGATGACGGTTTGCAGTTCCGCCAGTTGTTCCAAGGTGACGGGCGTGCCGGGAACTCCCGTCCCTTTGTGTTCGCCAAACTTGAGGACATGCACCTTCACCCCCTCATTGGCGGCGGCTTGCGAGTAGTCGTTGACCTGCATAAAGACGCCAATCGAGCCGACATGAGCGGTCTGATTGGTCCAGATTTCTGCCGATTGGGCGGCAACCCAATACGCAGCCGAACAACAGCAGTCTTCGCAGTACGACAGCACTGGTTTCACGGCATTGGCGGCAGCGACATCGGCCCCGAGATCGGCGGTGCCCGAAACGGTTCCACCAGGGGAATCGATGCGGAGCACAATGGCCGAAACGCTCGGATCTTTGGCGGCGGCGCGAATCGCTCTGCGGACTTCGACGGTCGAAGCATTCGACGACAGCGACGACTGCATCTTCATCATTGAACCGACGATCGGAATGACGGCGACCCCATTCCCGGCGACCTGATAGGGCGTCCGCTTTTCGGGTGGGCCTGCTTGTGCAGTCGGGACGGCTGACGAATCACCGGCGTGGATCTCGACCCGCTGAATCGCGATTTGCTGGCGCAGGTGTTCGCGGAGATCAAGGGATTGGACGTGATCCATCAACCCGCGAAATCGCGTCGGTTCGACGGCCCAGACGCCGAAGTATTCTTCCAGCACGTAGGGTTTCCCCTGCTGCTGATATTCCTGAAAAGCGACGTTCAGATTGTTCATGGGGTTTGGCTCCCGTCCTGCGATTGATTGGCCGAACCGTTGTCCTGACCGGTGACGATCTGCATTCCGTCGGGAATGGCGAGGGCGATCAGTTCACGCCAATGGACCGGCTGACCGTCTTCAAACTCGCTATTGATGAGGGCGGCGGTGCGCTTCGCTTCGCGAATGGCGAAGGCGTTGTCTTCGACGGTTTCGCGGGCGACTTCGTACCATTCGGAACCGCGCGAAGCGTGGAGACGGCGCGGCGATGTCTGATTCGTTTTAATGGCTAAAGCGTCAGCGGTGCGATCTTTGAGGGGTTCGATATAGGCCCAGCGGGGCGGGTTCCATTGATGAGCGAATGGGTTAATCTTCTTGGGTGACGACAGCTTTCGAAGCTGGTCGCCGAAGGGAGTTTTTTCTTGTAACCAGAGACTGACCAGCCATTGCCAGGTCGGACGATGCAGCCGCTCGATCAGGAGTTGCTGAAGTTCCGAAAACCCTTTGCGGGCCTCTTCGACCGCTCCTCGCCAGCCAGAGAAATTGGTCTTCGTTGGATCGAGCAACAGAATGCACAGCGGCAACCCAAGATTGATCGCGAAAAACGTAAGAATGAGTTCGCTGTGCTGAAAGAATGAGGGGGCGGGCAGATTCGGGGCAAACGTCTTGATCGTTTTTCCGGCACCCAATTTGATGTGCATGCCGGGAAACATTTTTTGCATCAGAACTTGGGTTGCGTCCGGTGCGTTCTGAATTTCGGCGTTGCCGAGTTGCGTCGGAGCCATCCCCGTCGGCGCGTTTGCCGCCGTTTCTTCCAAGAACGCCACGCAACTGGTGATCTGCTGCTGAACCAGTGCGTTGAACTGCAAGTCGTCGTGCATGCCGATGCCGTCGAGAATCGGCACGAACGCGGAGACGCCGCGAAACTGCGAGAGACGCTTGGCCCGAAACAGATGGAAGATCGCCCGTGTTCCATCAGGGTTGAAGGCACGGACCTTTTCGACGTCGCTCATCAATTTGATCGATTGATTCGGCGGGACATCGTTTTTCGAAATCCAGTATTCTTGCACTCGCTTTCGCTTATCTCGCTTGATTCCCAACCGAATGTCGTTGGAGCGATTGTTGGTGGGTGTTCGTAGCCGATGGGCTTCGAAAGTTTGAAGTTGACCGTCGTCGGTCGGCATTAACAAAACATCGCCATCGACCAGCATGTGACGGAGCGACAGCCGTTCGATTTCGTGCCAGTTGCAGTTACCGCTGACATCGACCTGGTCTCGATCCTGGGACCATTCCTGAAAGCGTTCTTCCAAAAGATCATCGAGCGTCTGAGAACCGGTTTTGCAGTCGAGTCGAATTCCATCTTGGACGACGTTGGTGCAGACTCGATCGACACCCTGCGAGACGACCATGTCATGCCGGTCGACATCGCGGCACATTTCGATCAGTTTCAGAAACTCGGGTTCCCGGCGAAAATGGAAATCGAAGTCGGCACCGAGAAGCGGGAGACCAGGACGGGGCCGCGCGAACGGGCTGCCCCCATGCGACTGGCGATAATCGGCACGGAGTTCATTGAACCCCGATTGCATCGTTTTCGGGGAACGTGGCATCAGTAGCCCCCCCCATAACGGTTGTAACCGCATTGAGACGGGAGACTGGCAGCGGCGACCGATTGCGTGTTCGCCGTGATCTGATCGGCGAACCGTTTGGCCGCGTCCAACTGTTCTTTGATGCTGGCAAGCGAGAATTGAACCAGGCTGTCGCCGGCTCGTTGGATTTGCTGCGGATCGGAAAGCAACCAGCGACATGCAGCGACAAACGCGCGGGACTTTGCGCCCGTGGCATCGCTCTCCCAATCGAGATTGTCCCGATATTGGGCCAGAGCCTCAGTGCGTGTGCTGGTTCCTGTGAGTGGCATCTCTCAGACTGGACGCGCTGCGCGGACCAGTCATCAAGAGGAACAGGAGCCTTTCACCGGATGGTTGTCAGAAATTTTTAGAGAACGGATCGAGCCGCGTCGGGATCGACTTGCTCGATCAACCAGCGGACCGCGTCGGGAGCCGACTCGACACGCTTCCCGTTGCCGGTCGTTTTCTCCGAGGCAATGAGACCGACGACCAAACGACGTAACAACACCGATTGCGAGATCGTGAGTGACATATCGAGCTTGCGCTGGCAATACCCTTCGACATCGCTGGCGGAAATGATCGGGTAACTGACGGGAATCAAATTTACCGCTGCGCTGCCACCCACCCGGCGGGGTTCGCTCCCGGCAGATGGTGGCTGGGCAAGTTCGACGACGTCACTGCCTGAGGAACTGAGGTCGGTTGCGTTTTGATTCGCGGTGGTAGCTTTTGCCAAATTGCGTCCCCTCGTGTCAGATAACTTGCGGCGGCCCGAGCATAACGGGCCGCGTCGCGTAGGTGTTGTGGTCCCCGCGCGAACCACTTTCGCACCGTGTAACCCTGATCGTTTTCCTCATCTCCCGGATACTCATTCTGTAACTGATCCACCAACCCAATGTCCAGTGCATCCTCAAACGGTAATGCCCAATGATAGGGTTGCCCAGGCTGCGTGGTCCCGTCCAACACGTTCTGAATCCATTCCTGAGTTCGATGGGTGTTGATCTCGAACAGGGTGAGCGATCCCAAGGGGACGCGGTGTTCCTTTTTCGTCGGATCGTTATCAGGAATCGATTCTCGGTAAATTCCGGGGAACCGACTGTTCGAGCTTCCTTTGCACGGCATCAATCCGGGGACCGAACGACAGTAACTGTAAACGGTGTCGGTGACGTTACCGTCCCCTGAGTCGATGAGCATCATCATCGGTTTGACCGACGGGCCGCCATCGGCGTGCGGGTACGACAGGTTCATCAGGATTTCTCGCATCGTCGGCCAGTTCATCGTGTGACCCGATTCGATCTTCGCGGAACGACCATCGATTCCCCAGGCTTGAACCCACCAATAGAATTCGTCGCCCCCCGATTGAACGTCGATGCCGACAGTCGCAAAGATGGCCCATTCGGGGACAACCCGGGCACTATGCTGGCCGATGATGCGTTCGAGGATTTCTGACGGATCGAGTTTGGTTGGTTTGTCGTCCCAAGTGATCGCCAGCCAAGAGTTGGTGAAGTTCCGCAACGCTTCTTTCCGTTCCTGCGGTGGGCATTGGTTGGCCGAAATGAACTTGGCGGCAATCATGCCCCAGTTCACCGAAGGGAGCAGGGAATAGAGTGTCGACAACGGACCAAATGAAGCGTCCGGACCTTCTTTGACCGGCTTTCCCATCACCTTACCCGATGGGGTGACCCGTTGGCCTTCCTTGATCCAGAGACCATCATTCAGGAGTCGATAGCGGTATTGGTTGGTGATCGGTTTGCGGCACTTCTCGCACTCATAGAACGCAGTTTCTTCGGCCATTTGCTTATCGTGTTGACCGCTCGATAAACGCTTCCAGCGAATGCCCCCCGGTTTCTTCCCGTCTCCCATGACGAGGGTTTGGAAGTGATTGCAGAACGGGCATGGGCAATATCGTTGGCGGCGGTCTCCCCCCAACAGATAGGTGTTGATTCTCGATCGACCGAGATAACCTGGAGTCGACATATTGAGAATCTTGAAATGAACGAACCCCTTCGCCCGTTCATCCATGAGTTGGGAGAAGTCGGCTTCGTCGGATTTGTTGCGACTGAATTTGTCGATCTCGTTTTTGACGATGACCAGGGCGGCATAGTCGGCGGCGGCGGAGGGTGATCCCGACCACGCACCGTGGACCAAACAGTTTTCGAGAGCAATCTTGTCGCCGGACTGAAGCCTACGGGGCGGAACTTCCAGACCGGGAACTTTTTCGAGAACCTTCCATGTTCTTCGCAGCACACGTTGGACAGATCGTTCGTCGGCATCGGCCCAAGCCATGGGGGACGGATTGAACTTGGCCGTTTTGGCGATGACGGTTTGACCGAGAACGGTCTTGCCGAGACGGGCACCCCATTGGAGCGAGATTGTGCGATAGAACGGATCATCGAAGCAATCGAGGGGTTCGATCGAGTGGGGAAACAAGTCGGGGCGGAACTTTCCTTTGAGTTCGGAACCAATCGGGAGATTGATTTCGCGGGCTGCCCAATCCACCGTCCGCGTCGGTTCGCGGGGTTCGAGGATCGAGATAATAGATGAGCTAAGCCCGAAACGAATCATTACAGCGCAAAACCCTTGGCCACAAGACGACGGAAAAACGACGGAAGGACGATCGTTCGTTTTCGTAAGCTGTTTCACCGCAAATAGTTACTAATCTTCCTCGGGATTCTCCTGGTTGATGTTACTGGCGGGTTGGGGAGAGTTTCCCGCCGATCGAATGCAGGTTCGTTGGAACTCGACCACTTGGGCCAGAACATGATCGCTGACGGCGGCTCGCCACGTTCGTTCGGGCGTGTCGATCGTCACCAGATGCCGCCCGGTTTCTTCCGCAAAAACCTCGAGCGCTTTCGGGTAGATGTTTTTCAAAATGTGTCCCCTATGAAACGCCGCGAACCCTTGGAATCATTCCGAAAGGAACTCTTCCAAAGGTTCGCGGACAACCTGGCATTAAAATGTACGCTACCGAACGACGGAAACCGTCTTCGCGACTTGGCGGGCTTGTCCCCGGCGTGTCGTGTGCGACGCGACGGAAACCGCACGATGGGTTCCCGTGTCACACACTGTTTTGGCGACGGAGCGGACTCCGGCTTGGACCGGCAGACATTGCAACACCACCAACAAAATCAAACTGACAAGCCGCATGAAACTCTCCTAATAGACCAACCGAACCCGTTCTGCAGATCGGCCCAACTCTACGATGAGCGCGCCGAGTTTTTCAAGTCGATTCTTTTCAATTGTTTTTGTGACCAACCGTGACCAACCGTGACCAACCGTGACCAACCGTGACAAAGTGTGACAAAGTGTGACGGGGCGTGACAAGGAAACTCTTTGGAAAGACTTCTTTACTTCGACGGGCCGCGGCGAAGTTCGTCAGCCAGGTGCGATCGCATGGAATTGAGTTCGTTTTGCATTCGCTTGCGGATGCGGGGCTGATCCTTTTTCGGAACTTCGGCGGCGATCAGGTCGGGAAGCTGTTCACACCAATCGGCCAGACCAGACAGGAGCAACGCGGCGAACTGTTCCCACGATTCGCGGGGGAGCAGTTTTTCCTCTCGAACATCTTGCTCCAATTGGCGTTTCGCCGTGTCGAGCTTCATCTGGCGGAGCTTTTCCGACTGGATACCCGCCTTGATCGCCCGAACCTTTTCGGCCAGGCTCGCCCCTTTGCGCTGGTTGTCCTCTCGCCAGTTATTGATGGCGGTGATATCGTACCCGCCGGGGTTGGTTGGGAAGCCGTCTTCAGTCGACCAATCGCGCAGGGTGCGCGTCGTGACTCCCAGCAGGGCGGCGGCGGCGGTCTGTTCGGTCACCAGTTCCATGCCACGCACCATAACAGCAGCGCGGCGTTTTTTTCAGGGTGGTTGCATGTGTCACATTCTTTGCCCGCAATGTCGCCAGTCCTCGCAGCCGATCGACGATGACCAGTCGATCTATCAATGCGACCACTGCAAGGTGCCGTTCGGTTTCTTTGGACTTTCAATTCCGACGGCGTTTACGTTCCCGCGATCGGCAGGACTCCGGGACGACGGTCCCGATTCGAGTTCCGATTGGACTGCGGAAAATAATTGAAAAAATTGGGTCTAGCCGGGTAGTGCGGAACAAGAAACCCCACGGAATTCCGGGGATTTTTTGTTTTCCACTCTTTTCACCGCCAATTTTCCACGATATCTTTTCTCTATCGCAACGTTAAACGTAACGTTAAACACACGACAGGAGAAACCAATGAACGCCAGCCAAATGACCTTCGGAATCGAAATCGAATGCCAGATCCCAAACGAAGTCATCGCCGAACAGAACATTCGCGTCGGACAGTATCACGTCGGCCAGCAAGTTCCGGGAATGCCAATCGGTTGGACCGCTCAACGCGACGCCTCGATCGCTCAGAAGCCTGGTTATACGACCGTCGAAATCGTATCTCCGATTCTCCAAGGTGAAGAAGGGATCGCTTCCGTGACCGCCGCAGTGGTCACCCTCAATACGTGGAAGGCGACAGTCGATAAATCCTGCGGCTTTCACGTCCACGTGAATTCAGGTCTGCGAGACGATGTTTCTTCCTTACGAAAACTGCTGTTCCTGACCGCCAAATTCGAACGGGCGCTGTTCGCCGTCACTGGAACGAAAAGCCGTGAGCACAGCATGTACTGCCAGCCGATGTCGATGGCTTACTCCGAAGTTCGCACCTGCGACACAGCAGCAGAAATCGTTCGCCGAATCGGGCGACTCGGTCGATACTGGTCGCTCAATTTGCAAAACCTGCTCAACAACAAAGGAACGGTTGAGTTCCGAGTCTTCCAAGGAACGACCAATCTGACCAAGGTTTTGGGATACATCCAAATCTGTTTGGCACTCGTTCAAAACGCCCACGAAATGAAACGACTCCCAGACGCGACCTGCACCAACAAACGTCACCAAACGGGTAAAGGAATGGTTTACCGCATGCTGAGGAACTTCAACTGGTTCAAAGAAAAGAAAATGGGGTACCGACGGTTGGGTCTGTTGACCCCGAACTACGTCGAAACCATCAAGGAAGAAATGATGAGACTGGCGAAAAAATACGACGCTCATAACGGAGTCTCGAACCACGCAGCCTTACGACCAATCGTGTTCAACTAAATTCGAACGAATAACCGCCCCCCGAGTGATCTCGGGGGGCCTTGACCAAGGGGACGACAATGCTAGTTTTTGTGTACGGGACACTCAAGCGAGGGGAGCGGAACCATTCGTTCCTCCGGAACGCGACGTTCGTATCGGACGCTCGCACGGTCGACCGGTTTTCTCTTCTGGACTTGGGTTCGTTTCCCGCGATGGTTCGCCATCCGGCGGAGACTCAGGTGTCGGGGGAGATCTACCAAATTGACGCGAACATCTTGGAGCGGTTGGATCGACTCGAAGGGGTTCCCACGCTGTACGACATGCACAGAATTCGGGTGACCGAGTTGGACTCTGGCGAAGAAATTGACGTTATGGTGTATCTGTTCGCGGCGGGAAATTGCTACCGATGGCCGACTGTGAAGGATGGAAACTGGACAACACGAAAGGCAGGTGTCTAATGTGCGGAGTGTTTGGCGCGATTATGTCTCCGGGGGAACGAATCGATTTGCACCGAGTTCGTATGATGGCGAGATCGACGGAAACGCGTGGGCCTGATGCGTTCGGGTTTGCATGGGTTGATGACTGCGACCGGCTACATCGGTTCAAGTCTCCTGGTCGCATCACAGAGAACATGCACCAGCTTGACCAACTGGCTGACGCGAAGATGTTTATTGGCCACTGTCGATTCGCGACACACGGCGACCCCGAATCGAACGAGAACAACCACCCGCATTCCGTGGATGGTGGTTGGATGGTCCATAATGGAGTCGTTCGGAATGCAAAGACTCTCGCTAGTGAAATCAGCCTATCGCCCGTGTCCGATTGTGATTCGGAACTCCTCGGGCTGCTGATCGAAGATCTTCCCGGCACTCTGATGGATCGCACCGCCGGAGCGGTGAACCGATCGCTCGGAGAGTTAGCTGTTCTGGGGCTATGGAGCCGCCCGCAACGAATGCTGATTGCAAAGCGAGGAAAGCCGCTGGTCTGGCAGCGGAGCAAGGAACA